GATTGACAGGCTCAGGCAGCTGGGGTTCGTGGTGATAGAGGTGAATTTCGGCGGGAAGGCCATAGATCCCAACAGATACGCCAACAAGAGGACGGAAATGTGGGACAAATGCAGGGAGTGGATCGAGGCAGGGGGGTATTTGCCCAACATTCCAGACTTAAAAACTGACCTCATAGCTCCCACTTACAGGATAGACGCCCAGAATAGGATGGTTTTGGAGCCCAAAGACAAGATAAAGGAACGCGGAGGGCGGAGCCCCGACATAGCAGACGCTTTGGCCTTAACTTTTGCCGCTCCCGTGTACAAAAAAGGGGCCATGGCCAAGAACAGGGCGCCGTATTTCGACAGGGACAAGTATTTTTCCAACTACGACGAATACGACCCGTTCAGGATATCGAAATACGAGAAAAGAGAGTTCGGTAAGTCATATCAATGGTAAAGGGAGGGCAACGAATTGGGTGGATTGTTTAGTAAGCCTAAAATACCTAAAGCGCCAGAGCCAATACCTGTGGCTCCAGAGCCGCCTCAGGAGGACAGGAGCGCGCAACTCGCCATGGAGAGGGAGAGGCGCAGGAGGATGGGCGCATATGGGCGCCAGCAGACCGTTGCAGGGGGCCTGACGGGCACGTCGAGCACCATGCAGGCGGGCACCAAAGGCAAAATGGGAGAGTGAGCTGAGGCTTAATGCCTTCTAACGAGGCGTTACTCAAGAAAGTTAAGAGGAGATACAGAGACCTGGACCAACTCAGGCAGCCCATGGTGCCCTGGTGGAAGGACATCACGTCCTACCTGCTCCCCTGGAATGGCCTCTACGACGAGGAAAAGCCTTATAACGTGAGGCGGAACGTGTCCAACATCTACCACCCTGCCCCGACTTACGCCGTTGACATCATGGCTGCAGGCTTGCAGGGCGGCCTCACGTCTCCAGCAAGGCCGTGGTTTCAGCTTGGGATCAAGAGGCCGTCTGGAATGCTCTCAAGCAGGGCAAAGCAGTGGCTCAAAAGCATCGAGGACATCATATATGCCATATTTTCTCAGTCGAACGTCTACCAGGGCCTGCACCACGTCTACCGTGAGCTACCTTACGGCACGGCCGCCGTGGTTGCCGAGAGGGACTACGAGCGGGTGATCCGCCTCAGGCCGCTCACGATAGGCGAATACGTGATAGGGCTCGGCCACGACTTGCGTGTGGACTCATTCGGGCGCAAGTTCTGGCTGCCTGCCCATGCCGTGGCGAGGCAGTTCGGCAAGGAAAACTGCTCTGAGCGCGTTAGAAACCTGCTTGACACCCACGAGGACACGCACGTGCTCGTGTCTCACTTTGTTGAGCCCAACGAAGAGGAGAAGGTAACCACTCCTCTTGGTGAGGCCATGCCCTACAGGAGCGTTTACTACGAGGAATGGAACGAGGAGGGGCAAAAGTTTTTGCGCACCGGCATGTATAGGACATTCCCCGTGCTTGCGCCGAGGTGGTCGATAGTGCCGGGTGCTCCGTGGGGCTGGGGGCCTGGCGAAACTGCACTTGGTCTTATCCAGATTTACCAGCAGTTTCAGAAGAAGGCCATAAAGGCCCTCGATATGAGCATCGACCCCCCGCTGGTTGCTCCGCCTTCGCTTGAAGTGATCGGAGTGAACCAACTGCCGGGCGGAGTTAACTTCGTTCAGGACCCGTCGGTGGACAGGTTCGGCCCGCTTTTCACCGTGGATTTCCACCCAGAGCGCATAAAGGCATGGACTGACGACCTGCAGCAGTGGATAGGGCGGTGCTTCTTCAACGACCTGTTCTTGATGTTCGCCCAGGAACCGTTACAGGGCAGGAACGTAACGGCGAGGGAAGTAATAGAACGGCACGAGGAAAAAATGTTGATGCTCGGGCCGGTGCTCGAACAGCTTTACTCCGACCTCCTCGACCCGCTAATCGATATCACCTTCGATTTCATCATAGAGGCCGAGATTGCCCCGCCTCCTCCTCCAGAGCTTGAAGGCGAGGAGCTGCGCATAGAATACATAAGCGTGCTTGCGCAGGCCCAGAGGATGGCTGGAATGGAGAAAATAGAACACTTTATGAGCTTTGTCGGGAGTATGGCAGCATTGCAGGCACAGGTAGGGGCTTCGCCCGACGCATTCGACAACGTGAATTTCGACAAGATAGTGGCGGTTTACGGCGATATGATGGGCATTCACCCAGAGATCCTGCAGGACGAAAAGACGAGGGACTTCATAAGGCAGCAGCGGGCGCAGGTGATGGCACAGCAGCAGGCCATTGCGCAGGCCCAGCAGATCGCCGAGGCAGGAAAGACCGCCAGCGACATCAAGCCTGAGGGCAGCATCATAGAGTCGCTGCTCGGGACGGGAGCGACAGGATAATGGAACCGCCAAAGATAGGGATATTCGAGCCTTACGTGATGGACGGAGATGACATTAACCCATCCAACAGGGACTTAGATCTTGCGGATTTCAGGGAAATGATGAAGGACGTCAAATTCAGGCGGTTTCTGTGGCGGTATTTGAGCTACACGGGCGTTTTCAGGAGCACTTTTACGGGCAATGCGATGGGATATTTCCTTGAAGGGCGGCGGAACGTGGGGCTTATGATGATGCGAGACCTGATTGCGGCATGCCCGGAGATGTTTGTGGTGATGCAGAAGGAAGCAACGGACGGGATTTACGCATTCAAGGGCCGAGACGAGGCCAGGAATGCGTCAAAAAAACGATAAAAGGAGAGAAAAGGTATGCCGGACGGCGACAACCTCTTAACTGGAACGGATAACACCGTTCCCCAGCAGGGAGAGGGCGCAGATAAAGGGGAAGTTGAAGAAGAAGGGCTACTCACGCAGGCGCTGAAAGAGAGCGAAGAAGAGCCCGAAGAGGGCGAGGAGCCCGAAGAAGGGGAAAAGGAAGAGGCCAAGAAACCCGAAGTGCCGGAGAAATACGAAATAAAGCTTCCGGAGGGCTTTGAGGTTGACGAAAAGGCCCTCGAAACCTTTACCCCGGTCTTCAAAGACATCGGGCTCACGAATGAGCAGGCCCAGAAATTGGCCGATGCTTACATCGAGATGCAGAAAAAAGACGCAGAAGCCTACATCAACGAGATCAACAAGTGGAAAGAGCAGGCCAAGAACGACCCCGAATACGGCGGGGCAAGGCTCAAGGAGAACCTTGCCATAGCCAGCAAGGCGATGAGAGAGGTGTTTTCGGAGAAGACGATAGCGCTCATGGACTACATGGGCCTCACGTCGCACCCGGAGCTCATCAGAGACCTGTGGAAGCTGGGGCTAAAGATATCCGAAGACAGGTGGGTAGGAGGCAAGCCTGCGGGCACCGTGGAAGACGAAAGCGGGCTCACTCCTGAGGAGAAATTGGCAAGGCGCTACATGCGCAGCCAGAGATAACTGAACAAGCAAAAAGGAGGAAGACGTAAATGGCTGAAATAGGGAATAAGCTGAATTTAGTAGACGTAGCAAAGATGCTCGATCCGTCGGGCAATATTGCCCCCGTTGCGGAGATTTTGGACAAAAGCAATCCAGTCATAGAGGACATTCCGTGGAAAGAGGGCAACTTGCCTACAGGGCACAGGATCACACAGAGGGCATCTATACCGCAGCCCACGTGGAGGCGCTTGAACAGCGGTGTGCTGAGCACCAAGGCCACCACGAAGCAGATCGACGAGACCTGCGGCATGCTCGAGGCATACTGCCACGTGGACAAAAAGATCGCCGACCTGAATGGCAACACCGCAGCGTTCAGGGCGTCGCAGGACAAGGCGCACCTCGAGGGCATGTCCCAGGAGTTCGCCGACACGCTCTTTTACGGCAACATATCGGTTGCCCCCGAGGAGTTTAACGGCTTTTCCGTGCGCACCAGCAAGCTCGGGAAATACGTGCTTGATGGCACCAATACAGCGAATGCCACTGACTTAACGTCCATCTACCTTGTGGGCTGGGGGCCAGTTTATGGGATTTACCCCAGAGGCTCCAAGGCTGGCCTTGCAATGGAGGACAGAGGGCAGGTAACCATCGGGGACGAAACCAATGGCTGGTATGAGGCTTACAGGACGCACTACGTGTGGGAAAGTGGGCTTGCCGTTGAGGATATGCGCTACATAATCAGGCTTGCGAATATCAGCATCGCCGACTTAGAGTCCTATGGCGCAGATGTGGAAGGCGAGGATACATCGATAAACCTCATCAATCGCATGATAGAGATGCAGAACCTAATCCCCAACATCAACGCTTGCAGGCCGGTGTTCTACGTGCCCCGCTCCGTGAAGACGTGGCTTGACATCATGGTGTCCGACAAGCACAACGTCTATCTCACTCTCAACGACTATGCGGGCAGGCCGACCACATTCTTCAGGGGCATCCCGGTTAAACAGTGCGACGCAATATTGGATAGCGGGGAAGCCAGAGTAACAGCATAAGGAGGAGATGAGATAGATGTTTGTGGATAAAGATTTACTGTTAGCTAATGGCGTTTCTGTAACTACTACTGGTGCGGTTGGAGATTACGTTAATCTTAAATCGCATGGCAGACTTGCGGGTGAACCAGCATATCTTGTAATTCAATTTACAACTCCAATAGTGGGGACTGGGGCTACATTTTCCGTGGAGACTTCTACTGCTACTAATTTTGGCACCAAGAAAGTGCTGGTAACCACACCGCAAATAACTCCCAGCGATGATATAGGAAAAGGGTTAAAACCGCTTGTGATACCGATAAATATTCCTTATGCGGAAAAATATTTGCGACTGTATGTAACGGCAACCGCAGTTACAGCAGGGGCCGTAAAGGCTATGATTGTTCTTGATGCCCAGACTGCTGGGCTGCAACCGCAGGCAACTGACGTTTAGGGCTGGTGATGGCGGGTGGCAAAGCGCTGGTTGTGTAAGGAGCGGTGTCAGTTCCCCGACCAGCAGAGGTGCAGGGAGGGCTACGTCTACGTCTTCGACGAGGGCGTAGTCCCTCCCGACAGGTTCTTTGAGCCTGTGGAAGACGAAGTCGGGGAGGCGGAAGAGCAAGAAGATAAACCCCAAGAGGCCATGCTTGAATTGAGCATGAGAATGCGCAGAGACGAGCTCGTGGAAATTGCCAAAGCCAGGGGATACGAGATCGACGACAGCATGACCAAAAGGGATATATTGACACTACTTGGAGGAGATGACAATGTCAGTAGGGAAGGTTAATAAGTTCGGAAGGGCGCTTGAACACAGACTTGGCTATACCGATCCCGAGGATTTTAAGGCGTTCAGTGAGTTGAACGTCAAAGCAAGTGATGTAAATGATTTAATGAATAAGAAAGCAGATATAGATTATTTGGTTGGGATTAAGGGTGATGTAGGCGCTTTAGTTGAAGTTAAAGCCGATGTTCTGGACTTAACAGGTAACAAAGAAACTATCCTTGAGCTGGCGGGCCAAGCGTCGGATATTGCTT